TTAGAACTATCCTCAGCATAAGAAATTGCATCAGCAACTGCATCTATCTTAGTACCATAATCATTTTTAATACTCTCAGTTCCTAAGTCATCAATGATAATGAATGGTGCTTTGTTTCTATCAACTGCACCTAATTCTTTTGCAGGAACGCTTCTTAATATCTTATTCGTTTTAGTCCTGAATATAGCAGGAATAACAAAGTTCAAGATAGTTGATTTCCCTAATCCACATTCTCCCATCAACATCAAACCTCTACCTTTTGTATCTACCATCCAGTCAATAATCTCATCATAAGCAGGTAAATGCTCATACTTATCAACTGTTCTATCGTAATACTCAAAAGACTTAATGAACATTTCTTTTATTTCTTCTCTTGTTCCTAGTTTATATCTGTTGTAAACCTTTGGCTGCAGGAAGTCTGCATTTTTAAATGTATCTTCTATTGTTCTCATAGTTTAAAATTTACCATCACCATAATCTCCTCCTTTTTTATGTCTGTGTGATGTAGTGTTATTGTTATTAGTTTTATTTTGTCTTTTCTCCCAAGTCCTTACACAAGCCTTCCAATCTTTCATTTTGTTTTTACCTATCAACCAATTTTTACTTTCATAGAAATCAAAAAAAGTTTCTGCATCAATACCATTATTCCTCCATAAACAATATTCTTTAATATCATTAACTTCTGGTTTTTTAAAAGAAGCCCCTTTATTATTAATATGTTTATCTTTAGATAAACTAATACTATCCTTAAAGTTTTCTTTAATACCCCTCTTTAAGTTTTCTTTAATACCCCCTTTAAGAATTCTTATATACCTCCTATCAATTTCTTTAGTACCTCCTTTGTAAGTGTAATATGTTGATACATAGCCATTTGCAACCAATTCACTTACCCATTTAGAAATTGTTACAACACTCTTTCCATAAAGGTTAGAAAAGTATTTATTTGTAGCAAAGCACTCACCATTGATATTAAGTAGTGCAGTTATTTCAGCATATAATAATTTAGCATTTGCAGTTAGATTATTATCATATCTAACCTCAGCACTTATTATAGCATAGTAGTTTGGTTGTTGTTTCATTGTTTTTAGTTTTAGTTATTTTTTGGTATCTCTAGTTCATAGCACTCTGTATAGGTGGACATGACTACAGTCCACTCACTTACCTGTTTGTGAGTAAACCAACAAAATCTTGCGTATAAGGCGTTCAATGGCTGTATGAACAGATAGTGCGTAATTTTCTTTTTAGGGTTGTTATGGGCTTTAAAATTAACTCTAAGCGTATTCCCACCACTTCTCACACCCTTAACATCAATATAATGCATCTCACCAATACCTTGCATAATTAAATCAGCCTCAACAACTGGTCTTTCCTCAAGTAGTAATGCTGCCTTATATTTAATGCCATTGTTATTCTCCATTAGATGTCTTGCAATAAGTTCTGCAAATATTCCTAACTGAGATATAGAGTGTTCTTGATTACCTCTATATTTCTCTGTGTTTTTATTATAAACATCAGCAGATAACATACTCCTTACCTTAGCAAGTTCATCAGATAGTTTGATGAAAGTGCTAGGATAAGTTGTTTTTTTCCATTTAATCATTAGAATGGTAAGTCATCATCTGTTTTTACTGTAGATTTCTTAGCAGTTGTTGGCTTAGAATCTTTTGGTGGCTCATAGGTATTTACATAAGCATAATGAGTTGCACCTTTCTCAGATGGTTCTCTCCTTTCTGAAATCACCATAGAAACCCAACCATTCTTTGAGTTTGCTTGTAGTTCATCCATCTTAAAGTTAGCAACCATCATTGTACCATACTTCGTATCAATATTTTTGATACTACTTGGTAAGTAAACCTTCTCTTTCTTGTCTGTCATTTTTTGATTTTTTAATTTTATATAATTTAGTTAATGATTCATTGATATATTCTAATTGAGTTTCAAGTCCTAATATTTCTTCATCCACCTCAACTTCAATAACCCTATCTTCTACTCTTTTAAAAGCATCAGAATCTTCTGGATAGTTATTGTAAAAGAACTCAAACTTTCTTGTATGATGTATAATAGATGCATGATGTAGGTTTGTTACCCTACCTATCTCATTAAGAGTTAATCCAAACATCTCTCTTAATATATAGATATACATCCTTTTAGCAAATATAATGTTTTTCTTTCTACTACCCAAAAACATTTCCTTCTGTTTAATGTTATAAATATCTGCTAATTCTTTTGTAATTACATTGTGATAGTAATCACTAAACTTTAATCTTCTTCTTCTCATTTTGTTATAATTTTAATTTAAGTCGTACATTATTGTATCAACTATGTCTTGTGTTTTTAATCCAATAAAGTCTGCTAATGTCTTAGCGTGAATGAATCTAAGTGATGGTGGATTCTCTATAAACTTTCTACTTGTAGCATAATTAACTCCAAGTATCTTACAAAGTTTTAAATTAGATACACCATATATTCTTAGTAGAGCCTCAAACTCATTTCTGGATTCTCTGATTTGTACTAATGAATATTTATTTGTCATCTCTGTTTATGTATTTTTCAACCTTAGATTTCTCAACCTTAAATTTAGTTTTATCAAAATGATAAAAATCTATAAGTTGAACTTCATCTAGCAGTTTCAATATATCATCTTCAACAATCTCACCTAAAAGGTGTTTCTTGTTCCATATAATATAAGTGTAGGCTTTTAAAAAGTGATTAAAAATCTCTATGTCCAAATACTCCATCTTTGCTCATTTTTTCCCATTGTTTTCTTGTGTCTTTTTCATATCTGTTTTCATATATTTTAGTTATTATTTCTTCTGCTTCTAGTTCTGTTAAATCATTTATCCTGCTTAGAATATCAGATTTCATTGTTTCTGTAAAAGATGTTAGGTCAATGTTACTCTCAATGATAAGCCATTGGGTATCTGTAATACCACTAGGCTCACCATCAAGAATATTATCTATCCAATCATCATTCATTAATCTACAATCTCATCCTGACCAAACACACCTTGCTCATAGAATCCTGCAATCTTTAAAACAACTCTTGACATTGCTCTCTTTTCTGCCATAGAAACAGGAAACTTCTTACCACCTCCCATTAAGTTATTGTCAGATGCTTCACCAAAACTCATAGCGTTCTTAACATCATTACCAACTTTCATTGATGCTGCTGCTCTTAATACGCATATTCCTTTTTCTATATCCATAGTGATTACTTCATAGGCAACTGTAATATTGTTTCTTGATACAATCTTATCAATTCCAGTTCTTGTGATAATTACAAACCCTCTCTTGTCTTTGTAAATATCTTCTTCTACTAAACCATTCTCTTTGTAAAGCCTTCTTAAAGCCTCTTTTCTTGTTTCTACAATTGGCTCAGGTTGTTTCTTCAGTTTTTCTTGCATTGTTTTTTTTGTCATTTTGTTATTATTTTGATTATTATTATGATATTGTTCTGCAATATCGGTTAGTGTGTTAATTTCTTGTGATTGCTCTTGCATTTTCATTTGCATAAATTCTTCTTTCATTCTTCCCATAATTGTTTATTGTTTTAGTTATTAATTTCTTCCCATAGAATTTGTGTTATTTCACATAACTCAAGCCCATCTTCATCCTGTAATATGTCTGGGTACATTCCATTTAGATACCATTCACTAACTACATTAAGAACTTCTTGTTCAGTTAGTTTTAATCTTTTAATTATATTTTCTTCCATTTTGTTATAGTTTAGTTATTAATTGAGGCAAAGATATAAAATTGGAATTACCCACCAAAAGATTTTTAACAATTTTTTGAAAAATGTTTACCTACTAGGTTAAAACTATTATATTGAGAAGAATAAAACTATTATAATTAATAGAATATAGAACAAAGATAGTTTAGTTGAATCTTTTATTTTCATTATAAAACATTAAAAGTAATGCACTAAACGAGCCACTTGCCCACTTGTTTTTTCGTGCAAAAATCCTTCAACTGCTTTAGGAACTCCAACATATCCTTTTCTTGAGTGCCAACTATCAGTTCCTGATGGACTACGCATATACTCTACAGTAACTCCTATAAAGTCTTTAGCATCTAGCCACTTATGTTTAACTTTGTGATGTAAATGATGTAGATACCAATACCTATATTTAGTTTCACTCCACATTACTGGTTTCTCCTGAGCCATCATTAAAGGTAAGTTTGCCATCTTAGCACCATCTCCATGCTCTAAGCCAATTAAGTTCTTACCATACTTATAATACTTTCTATGTGCTACACTAATATCAAAAGTAATATCTCTGTCGTTTCTAAACCAACTCTTTAATGCGTGTGCCAAATGAAATCCACTTTGGTAATCGTGATTACTCATTGAATGAATAATATCTACAGGTGCTACCTCTCTTAATATTTCTACACACTTAACATATAATGCTAATGCAACCTCAAAATGTTCCCACCACTTACCATCTACATCTTGACCTGTACCTGCTGTAGTTTGATTATATACATTATCAATATGTAGAACATCATTACCTATGCA